CATCCCCCTTATTATTTTGATATTAAAGAACATCATTTATATCATGCTATAACCGCTTTTTACTTTTCGAAGTTTAAAGAAGCTGCAGCTATTGTAGTCGACGGAGGAGGCGCGTGTAAATTTTTTATTCCTTATCAAGAAGTGGAATCTATTTATTTACTTAATAGTAAAAACATTACTCCTGTTTATAAACATAGTAGTAATTATAGATGTAATAAAAACTTTCATATTGAAATGCCTCAACATGAAACCTTTGTTTATTTAAATGGTTTTAAAAATAAGTTTTCAACTAAATGTGTAGGCGGAATGGCTTTTGAAGAAGCAACTATTGCTGCTGGTTTTAAAGATTCTAATGACGCCGGTAAGCTTATGGGGTTAGCTTCATACGCGTACGCGGAGAAGAAATATCCTTTAGATTATAACAAAGTTAATATTGCTAAAGAAGTACAAGAAAAAACATTTGAAGATACTTGCCAACTCATAGATCAAGCACCCAGTAAAAATATAGTCTTATCGGGTGGTTATTTTTTAAATTGTTCTAATAATTTTAAATACGTAAAAAAATACCCTCAGTTAAATTTCTTTGTGGATCCCATACCCCATGATGCAGGAACAGCAATAGGAGCAGCTATTTATTATGATATATATAAATAAAGCAATAGAGATTCTTTTAGATCAAAAACCCTTAATCCTTTATCAAAAGGAAAGTGAATGGGGACCTAGAGCTTTAGGAAATAGATCTATATTATTTGATCCCAGAAACGTAAAAGCTAAAGAGATAGTCAATAAATTTAAAAAAAGAGAATGGTGGAGGCCTTTGGCTGGCACTGTTCTTTTAGAATATGCCCATGATTATTTTGATTTCGGTACATTAAAAGAAAGTCCTAATATGTCTTTTGCTGTATTAGCTAAGCCAAAAGCACAGGAAGAAGTTCCTTCTCTTGTACACGTAGATAATACTTGTAGAATTCAAACGATTGATAAAGGTCAATACCACAATTTGATAGAACTGTTTTATCATGAAACAAAGGTCCCTTTACTTTTAAATACTTCTTTTAATTTAGCTGGTTATCCTATTGTAGAAAATAAAGAGTTTTTAAAATTTACCATTAACTCATCGGAGTTTGAACACGTTTATGAAGTTTAGTTTTCTTTGTGCATTACCCAGAACGGGAGCTACCTTATTAGGTGCTATCATTAATCAAAGTAAACAGATTAAAATGACTCCTAATAGTATATTACCAGAAGTTTTTCTAAACTTATTTAATACTAAAGAGTCTAGTGTGTTTAAGAACTTTCCTTATCACACAGGAATAGACAACATTATCTTAAATATATTTAATAACTATTATAAAGATATCAAAGCTGATCATATTTTAGACAAGGGTCCTTGGGGTACTCCTTATCATTTAGAAATATTAAAAAGTATGTTTAAAGAAAGAAGGTTTGTTATCTTAGTTAGACCTGTTTTAGAATGTTTAGCTTCTTTTATTAAAGCAAAGAGGGACAACAAAGATATTGAATTGTTTTGTGATAGCTTAATGGATCCTGACCATGGAATTTTAGGAAAGAATTTATGGGCTATTAATCATTTAATTAAGAGTAAAGAGAAGCATATTGTTATAACTTATGAGGATTTTGTTACCCATCCTCAAAAAGAACTCAATAGAATCTTTCGATTTTTAAAACTTAAACCAGAAAAGTTAGATTTAAATAATTTAAAACAGTATACTTTTGATGGTATGAGCTATGATGATAAAAATGTTGAAGGTCCTTTTCATTCTATCGATGTAGACAAAGTTAAACAAATCAATTATAAAGTGGAAGATTATCTCCCTAAGAAGATAATAGACAGATATAAGAATGCTCGATTCATTTTATAATAAAGGATTTTTCAATCCAAAACAGGTTAAACGATTAAACAAGTTTATAGAGTCTAAGTATTCGCATATCGAAAAGGCAGCTAATACGGCTAGAAACGAGGACGGTACTTCGAAGAAGAAAAGTAAAACCTTAATCATTTATAGACGTCACCTTAAAGAGATAATTCCCATGTTAGAAACCTATGTACATTATGTGAATGATAATTATTTTGGTTATGATTTATACCCCTTTAATGATCACGATGTGTGTTTATACAATATTTATGAATCAAGTAATCAAGGTGGATATGACTATCATGTAGATACTTCAAGGTCGGATGTTTATGATTTCAAGTTAACGATTCTAGTTAATTTATCTAATCAATCTTTTGAAGGTGGAAAATTCTATATTTTTAATGGAGGGGAATATGAGGCTGAAGAAGTAAAACAACCTGGTACTGTTCTTATGTTTAAATCTTATTTAAACCATAAAGTTTCCACTGTTATAGCTGGACAAAGGAAAACTTTGACGTTTTTTGCTAGAGGACCGCGGCTAAAATAGTGCTGGAATCTTAATACAAATTGATTATACTACGTCATTATGCCACTAAAGAAACTCGGAATTAAACCAGGATTTAACAAACAAGCAACAGCATCGGGCGCAGAAGGTGAATGGATCGATGGTGATTATGTTAGATTTAGATATGGCCTACCAGAAAAAATAGGTGGCTGGCGACAACTTACAATTGATCAAAAAGAACTTCCTGGAGTAGCTAGATCTCAGCTTGTATGGGCAAGTTTAGCGGGTGAAAAATATGCTGCTATTGGAACTCATAAAGGTTTATTTTTATATTATGGGGAAGATTTCTATGACATTACACCTTTAGACACAGCTGTTACTTCATGTACGTTTACTTCAACAACTAGCTCAACAGAAGTCACAATCAATAAAGCTGGTCATGGTTTAGTCGCTGGAGATTATTTTACATTTACAGCCGTTTCTTTACCGGGCGCAGGAGCGACGGGATACGCAGTAGCAACATTTGAAGACTTTACGTATGAAGTTATCACGGCTACTACAAACACTTTTACTATTACCATGGCATCACAGGAAACAGGAACCGGTATGTCAGCCGGAGGATCTTGTTCAGTTAATCCTTACGTTAGTGTTGGTCCTTCTTTTCAAACTGCAGGTTATGGTTGGGGAACTTACCTTTGGAGCGATTCATCATGGGGAACTGAAAGAACAACTTCAGATGTTATTTTAGATCCAGGTAATTGGGCTCTCGATAATTTTGGTGAGATTTTAGTTGCAACAATATTTAATGGAAGAACTTTTACGTGGGACGCCGGTGCTGCGAATCCAAGAACGAATCGAGCAGTGGTTATGACAGATGCTCCAACAGCATCGAGAATGACTTTAGTTTCCGATAGAGATAGACACTTATTCCACCTAGGAACAGAAACGACTATTGCGACCCCTGCAACTCAAGACCCAATGTTTATTCGATGGTCTACTCAAGAAAATTATAATATATACACACCGACTGCTACAAACACAGCAGGAACTTTTAGACTCGACACGGGAAACAAGATTGTAGGAGCGGTTAACGGTAAAGATTATGTACTAGCTTTAACGGATCGAGCAGCCTATGTTATTCAATACATAGGGCCTCCTTATACTTTCTCTGTAAGACAAGTCGGAACGAATTGTGGTTTAATTGGTCAACATGCTGTTAGTTATTCTGATGGTAAGGTTTTTTGGATGTCACAAGAAGGAGGCTTCTTTGTATTTGATGGTACAGTTAAATCTTTACCTTGTTTAGTTGAAGACTTTGTTTTCAATACAGATGGAACTAACTTAGGAATTAATTATGATTCCTCAGAAACAATTTTCTCATCCCATAATTCTTTATATTCTGAAGTTAATTGGTTTTATCCAAAATCTGGTTCTACACAAATTGATAGATGTGTAACTTACAACTTCTCTGAAAATGTGTGGACAACATCATCATTACCAAGAACAACTTATGTCGATCAAGGCGTATTTAATTTACCTTACGCTACCGAATACAATGAAACACAAATCCCTACCTTTCCTATTCAAGGAATTACAGGTACTGCTGGAGCTTCTACTTATTATTCTCATGAAACGGGAACCGATCAAATTTTAGCAGGAGTCACATCAGCTATCCCTGCTTACATTTTATCTGGAGATATGGATATTGAAGATGGAGAAATATTCTCGTCGATAAAAAGATTTATACCAGATTACAAATATATAACAGGGAATTCAAAAATTACTGTTTTCTTAAATGATTATCCAAATAACGCAGCAACTAGCTCACCTTTAGGACCATTTACAGTCTCGTCTGCAACTGATAAAGTAGATACCAGAGCAAGAGGAAGATTAATAAGCTTTAAAATAGAAAACGATGCAACTGGGGAAACCTGGAGATATGGAACATTAAGAGTTGATGCTCAACCTGATGGAAGAAGATAATGGCAAAAATAACAACACTTATTCCAGAACCAAAAGACCAATATGAACCAGATAATCAAAGACAGATTATTGCATCTCTTGACAATTTAAAAAATCAGCTTAATTTTAGTTTTCAAAACGATTTAAAGGAAGAACAGGATACATTTAATTATTTTTTAACATGACCATACGATATAAAAACGCTACTGGAAATTTAACTACTACTAACTTGACTACGGTTTTAACGTTGTCGACTTCAACAGTCGGTATTGTAAAAAGCGTATATTTTTCTAACACTAGTACAGGTGCTATCATATGTAATGCTGCTATGACTGATGCCTCAGCTGGTAGTTATGACGCAGAATTTTTTAGAGATTCCATAGCTGCATCCACTTCAATAAATGCAGCTCCTGAGGGATTGAATTTAGAAGCCGGAGATGCTATAAAAGCGCAGGCCAATACAGCAAGCTATGTTAAAGTTTTAGTTAACTATGCTCAAGTAGATAGATCTCAGGAGAATGGATAATGACAGATGACCTTTTAAAAATAAGTTGTACAACTCACATTATTTGTACAAATAAAAAAACAGGTAAAGTTTATAAAGACGAAGAAGAAATGAAGGCAGATGTGGCTAGCACTCAAACAGAAACTACAATGGATCATATCAAACAAGATATAACTGTTGAAGTCTCACCAAAAGGATTGCAAGCCATACAGAAAGTTATGGCCAGACAGAATGCAAAAAAATCCTAGAGGCGGGACTGAATTACAATTAGAATATTTAAATCAGTACGTTGAGAAAAAATTATTAAGAGAAGTTCAAATAACAACTTCTGTACCTGAAAAAATACCTTTAGCTACAGATAAACCTAATATCTTATGGCAAAAAAATTCTTGGGACCAACCTAATATTACTCCATGGTTTAAAGATAAAAGCAATCATAAAAAATACGATTGGTATGTTTTTAATAGTCATTGGAACTACGATAACTTTAGACGATATTTTGATGTTCCTACAGAAAAATGTTTAGTCATTAAGAATGGAATTGCAAATATTACTCCAAGAGAAATACCTTATAAAGAAACAGAACCTCTTAAAATTATACATCAGTGTACACCTTGGCGTGGTTTAAATGTTTTATTAGGGACTATGCAATTATTAACAAAGCATAATATTCAATTAGATGTGTACTCCTCTACAGAACTTTATGGAGAAGCTTTTAACAAAGCCAATGATCATCATTATACCGCGCTATATGATCAAGCTAAAAAATTACCTAACGTAAACTATATTGGTTTTAAACCCGATAACTATATTAAAGATCATTTAAAAGATTATCATATGTTTGTATATCCAAGTATTTGGGAAGAAACATCTTGTATCTCTTTAATAGAATCTATGGCAGCAGGACTCTATTGTATGACGACTGATTTGGGAGCTTTATACGAAACGGGCGCTGAATATACGATGTATATTCCTTACGCGAAAGACTATAAACTATTAGCTAAAAAATTTGCTTATGGAATTATTAATGCAAGAAATGGTTTACTTCAGGAACCAGTTCAAGAACATTTAAAAAGACAAATTCAATATACTCAGATTTATTATGGCTGGCCTAAAATAGCTTTACAATGGACTAAATTTTTGAAAGGAATCGTTAAGAATGGATGATAATACAAAACCTATATGGTTTGAAGAACAAACACCGGTTCAAGAGATTCATATAGGAACAGCTAAAACACCTAAATACCAAATCTTTGTAGCCACTCCAGTTCACAGCACAGTTACAATTCATTACACACAAGCCCTATTAAAATTTCAACAAGACTGTATGCAAAAAGGTATTTTAGTTAGCTTTACTTTATATAAATCTTCTTTGGTTCAACAAGGTAGAAACTTATGTGTTGCTGAATATTTAAATGATGAGAAACAATATACGCATTTATTGTTTATCGATTCAGACATAGATTTCGAAACTAAAACTATTATGACAATGTTGGAAAAAGATAAAGATATTATATCAGCTCCCTATCCTATGAAATGGATTGATTGGGATCGAACAGCAGACAGAGCACACAAGCTCAACATTACTCATCCAGACGAATTATCTAAATTAGGTTATACCTTTCCTGTTAAAGCAGAAGGTATGAAGGAACTTGAAGTTGACGATGGAGTGGTTGAAGTCACCCATGCTCCTACCGGCTGTATGTTGATCAAAAGAAAAGTCTTTAAAGATATGATTAAAAAACATCCTGAATTAGAAATACACCAAGTTACTATGGTTAATGGACAAGAAATCATTAAACCTAATTTTTATAATTTATTTGAATGCCTGCATGAACCAAAGACTAAGAAATATTATGGAGAAGATTTCGGGTTTTGTAAGCGCTGGACAGACATGGGTGGAAAAATCTATCTATATATAATGGATTTTATCACACACACTGGTGATTATCAGTTCTGCGGCAGGTTTTGGGATGAGCTAAAGGTACAGCACAAGCTCAAAAAATAGCATTGACCTGCTAGAAAAAATCAAATAAACTAATAAATTACAGGATTTCACGCCTGCCACAAATAAATTTTAAAGAAAATTATGGGTATATCTAGATCACAAATGAGAAGACAATTATATAATACGGGTGGCATTACAGGAATAGTACAAAGAGAACCCTACTTTCTTGGTGGAATAGGAAAAGTATTAAAGAAAGGAGCTAAAGCTGTTAAAGGTATTATAAGTTCCGACGTAGGTAAGAT